TCATATCTTATCTGGACTGGGACGGTTCTTCCCAGCGTGCTTACGGAATGGCTTAAAACGGCGGTGAAATTATGCTTGATGCGAATAATTACGAGTATGCCATGATGCTCCCTTACTGGCAGAAACTCGATGATCTTTACCGGGGCGAAAAGGTTGTGAAAGACAAGGGGCAGAAGTATCTCCCCGCTTCCACCGGTATGATCCTTGACGGGGCTGGAACACCCGGCACTTTAGGCGAAAAGGCTTATGACGCTTACAAAAAGCGGGCTGAGTACATTAACCATGTCAAGACGGCGGTTGAGCGTTATGTGGGACTTTGCCATCAGAGTTCCCCGACTATTCAGCTTCCGCCGGAGATGGAATATTTAAGGGATACGGCAACAAAGGACGGACAGAGCCTTGAAAGCCTTTTGAGAATGATCAATACTGCTCAGGTGCGTTTAGGCCGCTGCGGGCTTTTTGCCGATCTCCGGACTGATGTGAATGGCAGCGAGCCTTATCTTGCCTTTTATGACGCTTTCAGTATCATAAACTGGAATGAAAGCGACAACCCTCACGGCAAAACCGACTTGAACATGCTTGTGCTGAAAGAAGTCGAACATGTCTGCAAAAACTTTGTATGGTCGGACGTTGACAGATACAGAGTGTGCTTGCTGGGGGACGGAAATGTTGTAAACCCGAATGACGTTTACCGGCAGGGCGTTTTCACTGACACCGCAGCATTTTCCGAACTTGATATGTTTACGCCTAGCTATCTTGGAACAACGCTTGACGAAATTCCCTTTGTCTTTATCAATTCCTGCGACTGTCTCCCCCGGCCCGATTACCCGCCTTTGGACGATCTTGCTAACAGTTCAATTTCAGCTTACGGGCTTTCCGCTGATTACCGTCAGGCCCTTCACATGCAGGGACAAGACACCCTTGTGATCAAGGGCCATCTCCTGAATGCGGATATGTCAAATGCGCAGGATAATTCAAAGAATGCTCAGGAACAGGGAATAAGAACCGGAGCCGGGGCGGTGCTGAATGTAGGGACGGACGGGGCCGCAGAGTTCATCGGCGTATCAGGAGCCGGAATACCCGAAATGAGAGCCGCCCTTGAAAATGTGTATAACCGCTGCGAAATAAAAGCCGGCAACCTCATGACAAATTCTGGTACGTTTGAAACCGGAGAAAGTCTGAAAACAAGACTTACTGCCCAGACCGCAACGCTGAACCAGATCGCCCTTACCGGGGCATTCGGCTTGCAGAAAGCCCTCCGCATTATCGCAAAGTGGATCGGGGCTGACGAAGAACAGGTTATTGTGCAGCCGAACCTTGAATTTAGCGATTACCGGGCCAGCGGGGACGATCTTGTTAAGATCACTACGGCTATTAAACTTGGCTTTCCGATGTCTTTGCAGTCTGCTTACGAGTATGCTCAGTCAAAGGGCTATACAAAGGAACCGTTTGAGACGCAAATTGACATGATCAAGGAAGAAAAGGAAAGCGGGCTAAGGGATATGCTGATGCCGCCGGAAACGAATTTCACGCAGTCAAACAGCGGGCTTAATCCGCTGAACGGCAATAATGCAGGACGTTCGGCTTCCAGTGTGGCAAATCAGACAACCGGCGCAAGCGCTGATATTAATAATGTGAAAAAAGCCGAATAAATGATATAATCGGGAAAAGTAACCCCTAAATTTACCGCATTGCGGTAAAGGTCGGGTGTAGAGGATTGGGCTAATCCCTTAAGTTTCTAGGATGTTTTGAAACTTATAAATGTTAAGGAATATTAAACTTTATTTCTTAACAGAGCTTAATCGCATTATCTTATAATTTCAGAGGTAATAAAATTATGGCATTTAAAGATCCTGATGTGAAACCGGTGATCGAACCTATTGTGTCTGATATTTCAGCCGTTGATGAAAAGTACCGCGATCTGTATGCGGAAACTACCGATGGCAAGTTCCAGATCAAGGCCGATATTGCTTTTCAGTCTGATTTTGAAAACATGAGAAAAGCCCTTGCCGCCGAGCGGGAAAACAGCAAGGCAAATAAGGCGAAGGTGAAGGAGCTTCAGTCTGCCCTTGATGCGTATGACGGGGTTGATGCGGTTTCCGTAAAGGGCATGAGAAGCGAGCTGGAAAGCCTTAAATCCAACGAAACCGACATCTCAAAGCTCAAATCCGGCAAGGCTGATCTTGAATTAAAGTACAAGGAACTTTCGGAAAAGTTTGAAAACCTTGTAAAGCAGAACGAAAGATACGAGTCCGAAAGAAAGCTGAACACCCTCAAAGAGCAGGCAAGAAAAGCCCTGAAGCAGAACGGTATCAGCGAAGGAGCCGAGGACGATGGTCTCATGTGGGCGGTAAATTCCCTTGAACTTACCGATGATGGTTCCGCAAGGGTAAAGGAACACAATGCGGGCAATTTCCCTGCCGGTATCAGTGTGGATTCGTGGGCGCAGTTCCTTAAAAAGAGCAAGCCTTATCTTTTCGGCGGTTCAATCGGCGGCGGCGCGGGCGGTTCTTCTGCGGGCAGTCCCGGAATTGATTCTTGGACTAACACCGGAATTAATGGCGGTATTAACGTAACAAAACTTGTTCAGGCCGCAAGGGAAGACCCGCAGGCTACGCTTGCAATCGCAAGAAAGGCGGGGGTTGAAAAGGAAGTGCTGAACAGATTCGGATACTTGTTCAAAAAGCAGTAAGTTTGAAGTTGTTTTGAAGTCTGTTTGAAGATATTGAAGCGGGTGAACGCCCGCTTTTTTATTGCCGGCGAAAAGAATTTGCCATAAGTTTATTGCGGAAATGAAATATTTTTGCTTTTTTATGCGTAAAACAGGGGGTAAGTTTGCATTTAATTTTTAGTTGTGGTAGGATAGGTTTTGCTGTTTGAACGTGATGTTTTTTCAGCGATCTTCAAAGCGTGATGCGGAGAATGATTTTAATATTCGTTTGTTTAATATTTCAGTCATGACCCGTTCATGACATTTTGAGGATTAAAAAATGGCTACTACCAGAATTTCCGACCTCATTGTACCCGAGGTCTTTGAAAACTATGTTGCGGATGAAATTGTCCGTAAGACCAACCTTGTTCAGTCCGGTGCTGTTACCCGTGATGGCAACCTTGATCGTCTGCTTGCCGGCGGCGGCGCTGTATTCAATTTCCCGTTCTATAACAATCTTGCTGAGACCGGCGAAGTTGTTGCGTCTGACAATCCTTCTGACATTATCGTTCCTGAGAAGGTAACCGCAAGCAATCTGCTTGTTCCCCGCTGCGTTCGCGCCGTTGCTTGGCAGGTTGCCAACCTTGATGAACTCCTGACCGGTTCTGACCCTATGGCCTTTATCGGCTCCCGGGTTGCTGATTTCCGCGTTGGCGCTTTGCAGAAGCAGTTCCTTGCCGTTGTAAAGGGCATTTTTGCCAACAACGCATCTGCCACTGACACCTATCACACTCAGAACGATCAGCGTATTGACCTTTCTACCGCTAACTCCGGCACTTACCTGAAAGGCACTACCGATTTCAGCGTGAACGCCCTCATTGACGCTATTTCCCTGTTGGGTGATGCGCAGGACGGTTTCGGCATGATCATGGTTCATCCGTATGTATTTGCTAACATGCAGAAGCAGGACGTGATCGATACCCGCATTCCTTCCACCGCCGGCGCTCCGACTTACTACTACAACGGTTATCAGATCATTCTGAACAATGACGTACCTTGCACTGTAACCTCCGGCTCCGCTGTATGCTCTACTTACATTTTCGGCAGGGATCAGTTCCGTCTCGGTTTCGGTTCCGTTGACGAGCCTCTTGCTTATGAGAAGCAGCAGGCACAGGGCAACGGCTACGGCGTTTCTACCATGTATGCAAGATGGTGTAATGCTCTTGCTCCGAAGGGCTATTCTTATGTGGGCGCAAGCACCGCTGTCGGCGGCCCGTCTAATGACGCTACTTCTACTAACCTTGCTAACGCCGGTTCTTGGCGCCGCGTTGCAGGCGATGTAAGAAGCTGCCAGATGGTAGAACTTGTAACCCGCGAATCTTAATCCTTCTGCGGAAACAAAAACGGGCATCGGGCAAAACCGATGCCTTTCAGAAACATAACTCAAAAGGACTTATCATGCGAGCAATAGAACGTGCCTATCAGTGGGTCAAGGGGCTTTCCGAAGTTCAGAAAAACGAGATGCTTGCGGATCTGAATGCCGCAACCGCAACCGTGATCAATGCGTTCAAAGATCCGACAATTACGCCGGCGCAGGTGGAAATGCTTTTTACAACCGCTGATGAAGGCGAGGTTAAGAAAGCCGCTTTGCAGAATGAACTTGATGCGAAAAACGCTCAGTTAGCAAAATTGCAGCGGGAAATTGCCGAGCTTACCGCTCAGATCGATGTGCTGAATGTGGTTACTGTCAAGCAGGTTGATATGAGAAAGCAGATGGCGGAAGTAAGACGGAAACAAATTGAGAACATGGTTGCGGAAGGACTGAAAAAGCAGGCGCTTCAAAACGCAATCAAAGAAAAGATCGCTGACATTCCCGCCGAAGCGGTTGCCGAGATCATGACGGAAAAGCCGAAAAGACGCAAAAAGTAAACGGTGATACAAATGAGCCTGACAAGTTTCAATAACAGATACTTTTCGCATTGGAGACATTATAGAGCAAGACTGGCAAAGGTGCGTAACTGGTTAGACACACCTGTATCCAGTGGTAACTCGTATCTCATTCCGGCAAGACTGCGGCTGAAATTTGTCGCTGTATCCGGTGATTGTGTTTTCACTGTTTCGCTTGGCGGGCAGGAAACTGAGTACACGGTGCTGCAAGGCGAGGAATACATTCTCACGGTTCAGGCAAATACCACGCTTACAGCTGATGCGAAAGGCGAGGTTTATGTTGACTTGGGTTTTGAGACGTCAGAATGGGGCAAGATCATCGGGATCAACGATCCGGAAAATGCCGGTTACGGCGTGGCTCCTTACGGGGTTGCTCCTTATGGTGTGTGATGGCTGGGGCGGATGGCTTAAATAAAATAACGGGGTTGTAAAATGGGCGAGGTTTTAGAAAACGGGGTTTATCTGCCGGACGAGGGCGAGCGTAACGCCTATGACGGGTTAAAAGGCAACTGGAATACGGTGGATACGGTGGTTGCTCAGGTTCAGGCTTTGAGTTCAACCGGACTGATCCGGAAACCTGTTGACGAATTGCCGACCGAAGATATTGAAACGAATGTGATATACATGCTGAAAGCGGTTAAGCCGAACGGCGATGTGTACCGCATTGAGTATATGTATATTGACGGTCACTGGGACGCTCTTGGTACTTCTGAAACCACCCTTGACGATTATTACACAAAGGCTGAAACGGACGATCTGCCTGCGGTTAAGTCCGGGATCAATGCGACAAGAGTAAGCAATTATGACGCTCACCTTGCAAACAATGACATTCATGTAACGCTGGCAAATAAAGCGACATGGGACGGAAAACAGAACGCTCTTGACACAGCGCAAACCGCCGCTGTTAATTCCGGTGTTACCGCAGCAAAAGTAACGGGATACGATACGCATGTAAGCGATACGGACATTCATGTTACAACAAGCGATAAAGCCGCATGGAATAGCAAGCAGGACGGATTTTCGCAAACTCAGCTTGCGGCAGTAAACTCTGGTATTACCGAAGCAAAAAGAACGGGGTATGACAGCCATGTTGCAGATACGGACGTGCATGTAACAACGGCTGATAAAGCGGCTTGGAACGGCAAGCAGAACGCTCTCACTCAGACTCAGCTTGACAATATCGCAGCGGTTCCCGATAAGGCAAATTCCGCTGATCTTGCAACGGTCGCAACAAGCGGCAGTTATACTGACTTGATAAATGCACCGACTATTCCGACTGTGAATAATGCGTCTTTGACAATTCAGAAGAACGGGGCAGATGTGGCAACGTTCACGGCAAACGCAAGTTCAAACGTAACGGCTAATCTGGCCATACCGACAAAGACTTCTGAACTTGATAACGATGCGGGCTTTCTGACGCAGCATAACCCTGTTGACAATGCGCTTTCCGCAGCGTCTGAAAACGCTTTGCAGAACAAGGTTGTAAAGTCTGAACTTGATGGCAAGGCTCCGCTTGTTCATACTCATGCCGCAAGTGATGTAACCTCCGGCACTTTCAATATCGCAAGAATACCAAATTTAGATGCGTCTAAAATAACGTCTGGTACAATAGATATAGCAAGACTGCCTAAAGGTTCACTTGAAAGACTTATTAAAGTTGCTAATCAGGCCGCACGTTATGCTTTGACTGCTGATGATGTGCAGTCGGGTGACACGGTGCAGCAGCTTGATACAGGCGTGATGTATGTTGTTACTGATGAAACAAAACTTGATTCTGCTGATGGCTATACCGAGTTTACAGCGGGGAGTGCCACAAGTGTTCCGTGGGCGGGTGTAACGGGAAAGCCTTCTACCTTTACGCCTTCTTCCCATACCCACGGCAACATCAGCAATGACGGAAAAGTGGGAACAACGGCTAATCTGCCGCTGATAACCGGCACAGGTGGGGCAGTTCAGGCAGGTAGTTTCGGAACCTCCTCAAACACATTCTGCGAAGGCAACGACAGCAGATTATCTGATGCAAGAACACCGGTTGCTCATACACATACAAAGAGTGATGTGACTGATCTTTTAAATTCTAATTTCATTCCCAGTGCTAATAATAGCTATGATTTAGGCTCCTCCACTAGTCAATGGAACAACCTCTATGCAAAGAATTATTTCTACAATGGCGTTGCTTGGGGGTTGGATAAGGAGAATGAGTGGACGAGGAATAATAGTTTTACATCTGTTTTACGACAAAGAATAAATTCTGTATATTCTCAAATACCCACTACTGACCGCTTTGCAGTACATGAATTTGTAGGCACTGATGGCAATCGTATGTTTACTGTGAATTGTGCAGATAGAAGTTCAGGTCAAAGAGAGATATCTTTGATGGTATATGATACTGATGGCACTTTTCAAGCAAGTGGTTTATTTAAAGAATCTGATAATTCTTTTTCATTCAGACCAAGAAATAATAATACAGTTAATCTTGGTAATTCAGCAAACAAATGGAAAACCCTCAACGGCATTAATCCGGGGGCGTTGAGTTTGCCTATTTTTGGCACCACTTATAGACAGGCATTAGATACAACGGATTGGGTTTTAGATGGGTC